CGATCAAATGTCGCTCTACTGAACCTAAGACTCTTGTTTGCTTCTTCTTATTAACATCAAGAAACTTCTTTAAAGGGCTACCCGGTTTAACGCTCATGCATGCAACCTATCACATTACTTAATGGGTGTCTAACCACTCCTCAAGTGTTTGACCTACCTTGGCTGCTTTGCGTTTTAACGCATTACGTTCTCTGTGACTCATACCGCCCCAGATACCATGCTGCTCATTCATTTTTTCTGAATACAACAAGCATTGTTTACGCACAGGACATTCAGGTAAGCCATCCTTGCCGTAGCAGACAGCTTTGGATTTTTCAGCTATATTTCTGTACTTGGATTTGTCTCTTGGGGGAAACCAAAGCTCTGTGTCACGTCCTTGGCACTTGGCTTCGTATCGCCAGCCTTCGTCGTGTCCAACGTAATCGTACATTTATGCTCCTGAAGAGTTTGTCGAAGCTCTAGAAAATCATCTTCAGTTAGCAAAACATAATTGGAGTTGTTAAGGCTAACTCCAAGCACAGGCATACGACTGTCCATGATTGCTTCATTGACGATCTTTTCCAGAACCGCAGCTTTAACGGTAAAGGAGGCTTTGCCTGTCCACTTATGCTCTATTAAAAGCTCATCGGTTCTGACATCGCCTTTACGACTCCAAAAAGCTCCGCTGGCTGCCACTGTGGAACCGCCGAACTTTTTTGCTAGTCGTGCCTCGTGCTTCTGAGACTCTTTTTGGCCCTTACTCTTCATTAGAAAACTTGGATCCAGCTTTAATGGAGTCAAGTACGTCCCGTTCAAGGGCCTCTTTAAGATCAATCTCTTCCCGTAGTGCCTGAAGCATAGCAGATTCGCCCTGCCACTGCCTTTCGGCGTACCTGTAGTAAGCTCCGGCGCGTTGAATAACGCCATTAAGCTTGCCGATAGCGATTAACTCCTTGCCAAAGTCTAGGTCTCCAGCAGCAACTTCGCCCCCATCCGCAAAGTAGAAGTCAAATGACGCCACACGTGAAGGGGCAGCAGACTTGTTCTTTAGTACTCGTGCCTTAATTGTCTGACCTACACGGCGTTTATTTTCCCCAGAGCCTGCTTCGATCCAGTCATCACGGCGCATATCTACGCGAGTAAAGTAGGCAAAGTTTTTACCCTTGCCTCCAGGAGTAGTGCGTGGGTCGCCGTACATAACCCCGACCTTGTCACGCCACTGGTTAATCATAATTCCGATGAATGGACGCTCGAAATCAATGAGGGAACGCTTAGAGGCGATGCCCACTTTACGGAAAAACTTGTTAGTTAGAAGAGCTCCTCGTCCAACTGTATGTTCATCCATGTCTTTTTCATCTTCCGCACCTGGAACCAAAGCAGGCAGGGAATCAACAACAATACAATCAACACCTTTACTTTCAGCAACTTTGATGACCGCTTCATATGCTTCTTCCATGATATTAGTGGATACGATAAAGACTCTAGAGGTATCTACTCCACACATCTCAGCGTATTTAGGAACCCATTGTTCTGCGGCAACCCATACTGTAGTGAACTCGGGATCTTTGGCTTGATTGGCAGCGATAGTCTTTAGAGCAATAGCAGTCTTTCCTTGGCTTTCCTCACCAATGATTTCATGCCACTGATTGATAGGCCAACCTCCGCCTAGAGCCACGTCTAAAGCGATGGAGCCTGTAGTTATATAACCCATGACATCGTCACGGATATCTGATCCTAGGACGATAGTACCTTCGCCCATAGACTTGTTAATCTCTTTAAATGCTTTAGCTAATTCTGATGTTACGTTTACCATTAAATGTGTCCAATGATCGTTGTTGGGCTGGAATAGCTGGACCGCCTGCTGCAGTACCACCTGTAGATCCAATACCTGAACCTGTCTGTTGTACTGGATATCCGCAGTCATAGCAACGAAATACTTCAAAGGATCCGCCTTGAGAAGCTGAGTTGCCTACCTTTGCATAGTTTCCGCTACCACAGCCAGGGCAGTTACGGCTAGAAGTCATAGGGCGTTGATGCTGTTGAGGCTGTACCTCTTGTTGCGTAGGATAAGAAGGGTTTTGAGGGGTGAACTGTTGAGGTACGGGTGCCATAGGTGGTTGTACATAACTTGGTGCAGGTTGTACAGGAGCGCCCATGCGCTTTGCAAACCAATCTGAACTACTGGCCATCTAAGTATTCCTCCATATCGATAATCTTGTCTGTTGTTGTTCCTGTTACATGCAGTAAGTCAAGGTCCATACCGATGCTAAACGCACCGATCAGTGTAGTTAAAGCTACTGCCTTGTAAACTTGTAGCATGCTTTGAATTTCTGGAGCCAGTTCCTCAGAAAGCTCTGGGTCGTGGACAGATAATTCTTTTGTGTGTAATGCGGTTAGAACATTAGCGCTGATATCCGCGATGGACTCTAAGTAAGGGAACAAAGGCGCAACCTGTGCGATGCGCAATTTGCTTTCTTGCTTCTCTACTTCGTCGCCCTCACTGCTTACTGGAGTAAGACCTACAAGTTCAGCAAGCTCGTTAGGCTCTACTAACTCTGTATCGTACAGGTACCAACGAACAAGAGTGGTCATGGGGATATCCACCTTAAGAGTTTCAAACTTAGGCTCTCTGTTAAACAGATTACGTAACCAACTCACTTAGCTTCTCCCCATTTCTGGACAACTTTGATGTCAGCTACAAGTGGGATAGGGATAAGTGTTATACCTTCCATAGCCTCGCGGATAGCATCCACAGTTTGATCTACAAGATTGTCAGGAGTCATAGTTACTAACTCATCGTGAACTGTCATAAGTAACTTAGCCTCTTTAGGTATCTTCTCGTATGCCCGTATCATAGCAAGCTTAATGACGTCAGCCGCTGAGCCTTGGATGCGCGTGTTGAACGCCTGACGTTCAGAACTGGCACGATCACCTGTATTACGGGAGTTTATATTAGGCAGGTACCTACGCCTGTTAAGTACGGTGGTTATGTACCCTTTGTTACGGGCTAGGCCAATAACTTTACCGCGGTACTTGTCCACTGAAGCAAACTTATCTGAGAAGTCGTTGAGAAGCTTTTTAGCTTCCGGGACGGTACATCCGATCTGTTTAGCGATCTTGTCTGGGCCTACACCATAGGCCATAGCCAAAACTAAAACCTTGCCTGCCTTACGATCTACACCCATAGTGTCTCCTACAGTTGTATAGATATCGCCACCGCTCATGTAGTTCTCTACCATGATTGGGTCTTTGGACATAGCGGCTATGATTCTAGGCTCGATCTGCGAGTAATCGGCTACAACTAACTTGTACCCATCAGGAGCAGTGAACACGTTACGAATAAGCGTTCCGTAGTCCTTCTCTGGTGGAAGCTTTTTGTTAGGAGCAGGCAGGTTTTGAAGATTAGGATTACGGCTAGAAAAACGACCAGTCTCAGCACCCCATTGAACAAAGTCTCCGTAGATGCGACCGTTAATTAGAAGGCTTTCTTTATCTTCCGTCTTAGACTTACCGTTGACAGTCTTAGTTACCTCACCGCCTAGGTAAGGAACCACGTAAGTACTTAAAAGTTTATTGAGATCCGCATACTCTAGCAGCTTACCTACCAGTTCATCAGACTCTCTATAAGGCTCTAAGGCCTCAGAAGATACTGAATAGTCGCTGTATGTAAGGTCGCCCTCATTCTTAAGGCCTTTACCTGTTAAGAGCATAGGTTTTAAGCCACGGCATCCCTCGTCTTTAGGTCCGTATAAAATGTATTGCTTCTCTGGATTAGAGTTCATGTTAAACACACGACCCGCTATGCGATAGATATCTGACTTAACCGCTTCAGTTTCTGCAGTAAAACGTTCGTAAAGTGCTTCAAGATCGTTTATATCTACAGGTGTACCAGTAAGTTTCATGTCACATAGAACACGCAATACATCCATCTCTAGTTCCATAATGGTTACTACATCAGATGCCTCTAATTTAGGCACTAGGTGTTTCCATAAAAGGAAAGTGTACTTGGCGTCTAAATAAGCGTACTTAGCGACCTCATCAAAAGAATAGACCTCAACCATATGGCCTATACCTTTAACCATGCTGTAACCAAACTCGCGTTGTAAGCAGTCGTCTAGACCTAAACGACCTGTGTTGGTGTTGTCATATAAAAAAGACGCCATAAGGGTATCGAAATAAGGACCTACAGGAACTTCGCCGTAGTACTTAGCTACAGAACTTAGGTCAAATACAAGGTTATGCCCGATGGTTAAGATTTTATCGTTAAACATAAGTGGCTTAAGAGCTTTAAAGACCTCAGCTGGAAACAGTTGTTGAGGCGCTGGGCCGAAAACTTTAGTTGCTTTCTTAGAATCACGTGAGTAATCTGAAGGGCGAGCAGGAAGACCTGCATCTACGCGCTTCTGACCTTGCCCTGTTAATGGAAAGACCTCTTCAATAAAGTCTCCATTGGGGTGACCCATTGGGATCACATCACCACGACCATGCGTGGCAAGACTAATCCATAAAACTTCGTTTACAGCAGGCACTCCACGACGACCACCTACAGTTTCTACGTCAAATGCAAAAGCATCTTGTTTAAGATAATAAGCAACCATCTCGTCTAGTTGTTCTTTTGTTGTAATGATATTCAAGTTGTGTCCCTAAAGATGAAGTAAGGGGCCAGCGTTAACTGACCCCTTAATGCCGGATGTTACATTAGTGAACGGGCAACCGCTTCTAGTTCCTCATTAGTATGAGTCTTGATATCACTTGGTGTAAACGGCTTCATCTCAGCAATAGCTGCTTCAATGGCCTCAACATCTGTAATGCCCCAATCTTCAGCAAGGTCACGTGACTTTACTGCATTGATGTGGTAAACAGTTGTTGCCATCTTGCCTGTGCGACTAAGCGCCCAGTAGTTACGGGTCAATGGGCCCTGTTGTGAGAAGTTAGCTGAGTGCAACGACTTAAAAAGTCGTGAAGAAGCGATTAGTTGTTGACGCTGTACTCCGCCATCTGCACTTAGGTTAGCAATAGTGAAAGCCTTCTTAGGCTCTGGCTTGCTACCGAGCAACTTGATTAGTGGATCGTTAGGACCTGTCGATACGTATGAACGACGGCCTGACGTGACTTGTGATAGAAAATGTTGATCATAGACAGCAAATGGGCCCTCTTGATCTAAGAACTTAACGATCTGAAACTCCTCAGAGAATTTAAACTCTTTTGGGTAGTCAATCGTTGAACTTGCTTTAGGTGCTGCTGCTTCCCAGCCAGCCTTTACTGATGTACTTGTTGCCTGTGAAGGGCGTGCATCTAGGGAGTCATCGATGTTTGCAAACTCATCGTTCTCTACTGTGTATTCTGTTTGGTTAATTGCCATTTGTTTACATATCCTTTTTACATTAGTTTATTTTAGTTTAGTTAGATTCTTGTGCACGGATTTGACTCCATGCCTCGGCAATCTCATTGCTGAGCTGTCGGTGTAAGGACCATTCTATACGCTTTGTATAAAGAAGTCCAGCCGAGTCAAACAACCCCACTGCCTTTTCTACCATAGCTCGGCTGTAAAGCCTACGCCCGTGATGATCTTCCCCGTTTATATTCTTTTTTGTGGGAAGTCTGTAAGGTGAAGCTGGAAGGTAGCCCTCTTTAATCCATGCACGTATGGTTATTATAGGTCTTCCTAGAGCTCCCGCAAGCGCACCAATAGTAAACATCTCAATGTCTTTGCCGTTAGGTAAAGTTTTGATGTAGGGCTTTGCGTCCCATCCGCCATCGAGAACCACCTCTGGTTTCTTAGGCTCTATCTCTTTGCGCTTACGTTTACTGCCTGGATAATAAGCATCCAAGTCAGAAAAGGTTGATTCTATAAAGTCGTCTGTCATTTATTATCCACTAAAAACGCATAGCTTACTTTAGTAGGAAACATCGCATCGATGTCTTCTTCAGTAATCTTACCGTTATAGAACGCGGTCATAATTGCGTCTTCATCAAGTGTTGGAATAAGTTTAATGCACTCTTCTTTAATGCCCTTAGCATCTAAGATCTCTGCTGCTTTATCGATATCAAGTGTTTTTGATACACGACGCTGACGAGTCATGGTGACCTCACCTGTGTCTGAGTCTT